TGCGCGAATCTCGCGCTACCGCCGCAGCTGATGCTGAGGCACTCCTTGCTGGTGAAGTGACTACTGAGGCACTAGATGCAGCAGAAGCACGTCACGCAGAGATCAAGGATCTCGACAGCAAGATTGACGCAGCAGAAGCCCTAGAGGCTCGCACTGCTGAACTCAAGGAAGTTCGCGCTGCTGCGAATGTTCCGACCTTCGGTTCTGCCGTTGTTACCCGTGAGGCCATGACTTACGACAAGGGTTCAGATAACTCTTTCGCTCGTGACATGATCAACGCTCAGCTTCGTGGTGACCGCGATTCATTCGACCGTCTGAATCGTCATCAGTCCGAAATGGCTGTTGAACTTCGTGACATCAACCGCACCGACACAAGCGGTGGCGACTTCGTTCCACCTTTGTACCTCATCAACGAGTATGCAGAGTTTGCGAGAGCGGCCCGAGTAACTGCAAACCTCACCACCAATATGGCGCTTCCGGCTGGAACAGATTCCATAAATATCCCTGCAATCACCACTGGTACTCGCACCGGTCTTCAGGCTGCTGACAACTCAAGCACCTACGCACCAACGTCACCTCGTGACATGGTTACATCAACGGTCACTGGCCGTGTTGAAACCATCAGCGGTTTCCAGAACGTGTCGATTCAGCTAGTGGAACAGTCACCTATCAGTGGCGGTCTTGACAAGCTAATCTTCGGCGACTTGATGGCTGACTACGCATTGCAGTTGAACACTGCTGTTTCAGGCAATGGCGCTGGAACTGCTGGCTCATTGAAGGGCTTCGTCACACTTGGTACGGATAGCACAAACGGCATCCCAACCACTTGGACTGAAACCACTCCATCTGCAACTGGCGGTCTGACTGCTATCACGAAGGCAATCTCACAGGTTGTCACTAACCGTTACAAGGATGTCGAGGCTATCGTAATGGCCCCGGCAACTTGGTACTGGTTGGCTTCACAGGTTGATGGCTCAAGCCGTCCACTTATCGTTCCAACTGCAAACGGCCCATTCAACGCTGGCGGTATCACAACTGCTCCTGGCGCTGCTGCTGGTCTTGTTGGTTCAATCTACGGTGTACCTGTCTACGTTGACGCAACACTCAAGAACACTGCTGGTGCAAGCACAAACCAGTCACCAATCTTGGTTGGCAAGTTCAGCGACAGCTACCTGTTCGAGTCGGGCGTGAAGACTCGTGTTCTTCCAGACGTACTGTCAGCGAACCTGACCGTTCGTTTCCAGGTCTACGGTTACGCTGCACTGATTCACCGCTTCGCAAAGGCCGTTTCTGGCATCAGCGGAACTGGCGCTGTGACACCTTCAGGTTACTAATCTGAACCCGTCAGGTGGCGGCTCTAGGCTTAGGTCTAGGGCTGCCACTTGGCACTTCACTACATCAGGGGATGGACTACATGGGCAAGATGAAAACTTTACTTCTTGAGGCTGCAATCGCCATCGAGAAGGTGCTTGAAGCCGACGGCACAATCGAGCAAGTGTTGGAAACTGTCGACCAGATTTCTGACATTCGAGTGACGACAACGGATCGTGAAACCCGATGAGGTCGCGTGAAACTGTTTGCATCGCTATTCCGCACGATGGCTCTATTGACACACAGTTGACGATTGACCTTGTCGGTCTGATGCGTGAACGTCGCCCAAGGATTGACTCACTGCAATGTGTTCAGGGTCTTGGCCTTCTGGCTCGAACTCGCAACCTTATTGTGAAGAACTTCCTCGATGATTCTCACGCCGACTGGTTGTTGATGATTGACTCTGACCAGACGTTGCCTTTGTCGGCTTTCGACCTGCTCATTGAAACTGCCCACAAGGATGACCGTCCGATTGTTGCCGGTCTAGTCTTCGCAGCGTTCTTTGAGAATGAGGCGCTTCGACCTGTCCCTGCAATCTACGAGTTGGCAGCTGACGGGGCAATGATTCCGTTGGACAAATACCCGAAGAATCAGATTGTCCAAATCGACGGGGCTGGCACTGGTTGCCTTCTAGTTCATCGTTCGGTTCTTGAGGCAATGCGTGAGAACGCCAACCCTAACCAAGGCACTGACTGGTGTTGGTTCTTTGACGGTGCTATCGCTGGCCGTTGGTTCAGTGAAGACTTGCTGTTCTGCCGTAAAGCTACGGCTCTAGGTTTCCCCATCTTTGCCCACACTGGTGCAATCTTGGGTCATCATAAACAATTCTGGCTTGATGAGCGCCAGCACGATCTCTGGCTTTCAAGCAAATAAGACAACTTCACCCGAAGTTTCCCCTGACTTCGGGTGAAGTTCTAATCTCAAGGAGTGGGCATGGCCTCTGCGTTTCCTGGCGGTTTGGATTCTTTCACCAATCCAACTGCAACGGACACCCTTGACTCCGCCACAGTGCCTCATGCTGACCAACACAGCAACGCTAACGACGCTATTGAGGCGATTGAGTCCACACTTGGGGTGAATCCTCAAGGTGGCTCTGCGACCGTTACAGCCCGTCTGACGGCTCTTGATTCTACGGTGGCAGGGAAAGCGCCAGCGTCAGGCATTAGTCCTTCAGCAATCACTGGAACAGCTGTCGTCACCGCTGACTCTAGACTTTCAGACACTCGAGTTCCGACCGATGCTTCGGTTACAGATGCAAAGATTGCCACGACTCTGAGTCCTTCGAAGATTACCGGTACGGCTGTCATCACTTCTGACTCACGCCTAACCGATGCACGAACTCCGACCTCTCACGCTTCAACTCATGGTGTGGCTGGTTCTGATCCTGTCACTGTCGCTTCAAGTCAGGTGACTGGCCTTGCAACTTCGGCAACCACTGACACCACTAATGCTTCAAACATTACTTCTGGCACTCTTGCTGCTGCCCGTGTCGCTACGTTGAACCAGAACACTACGGGTACGGCTGCGAGTTTATCTTCTGCCTTGTCAACAACTCTTGGCGGTACTGGTGTCACTACTGGTTTGACTGTCCTTGACGGTGGCAATCTGACTGCTTCGACTGTGACTAATGCCAAGCTTGTGAACTCAAGTGTGACGGTGAACGGTTCGGCTATTAGTCTTGGCGGTTCTGCTACTGTGACGGCAACCCCGACAGATGCCACTGTTACTGATGCGAAGATTGCTACGGCAGGTTTGGCACAGTCCTCGCTGACTTCAAACGTCATTGCCAACTGGGCCGCTTCAACTGTTTACGCCCGAAACGATTTGGTCAATTACTTGGGTGTGGCGTATCGTCGCATCTCGGCTGGTACTTCTGGCGCAACTTTTGATTCAGCAATGTGGAATGCACAGACACCTGCACTATCATCTATTGCTTCGAACATCACTGGCATTGCGACCAGTTCGATTTCAGGTCTTGCTACTTCTGCAACGACTGACACCACTAATGCTTCGAACATTACTTCTGGCACGTTGCCTTTGGCTCGCTTGTCGGGTGTTGCTTTGACTGCTTCGGCTAACGCTTTCACAGTTGGCGGTCACACCATTACTAATGCTAGTGATGTGACTACCTTGATTCTAAAAGGTAATGTCACTCAAACTGCTAACTTGTTTGAGGTTCAAAACTCTGCTACTACCCAAGCCTTTGTTGTTAGACCTGCTGGTCAAGTTGGTGTTGGTGCACCGTTGACAGGAGCAGTTTTCTATGTCAATGGAACATCTGGTGCTGCTGGAAATAGTGCTGGAATTATTACTGCCCGAATCCTTGCTGCAACTAACCAAACTGCCGACATACTTTCATTACAAAATACATCTGGAACTAACCTCGGTGGTCGTAACGCTGTTGCCCAAATCTTTACAGGATCAACTGCACCCATCACCTCAAGTGTCGGTGGTGCTACAACGGCTGCTTCAGGCACAGGCTCAACTGCCACCCTAACGATGACTTCGGCAACTAACCTTGCTGTTGGTGACTTGATTGTGGTGGCTGGTGTGACACCTACTGGCTACAACACAACTGGTGCTGTGGTTACGGCTGTGTCTAACACTTCACCGTTCACGGTTTCGTACGCCAATACTACGACTGGTTCTCAGACTGTGGCTGGTACTGTCAGCACTCCGGCACAGGCGAGCATCACAACCCGTAGTGTTGGAACTAAAGGTTTGGTTATCAGGGGTGGTGCAACTGGTCAGGTTGCTAACTA